AAAAACCCTCAAAACAGAGGGTTTTTACTTGATTTCTCAATTATTATGATACTAGCTTAACATATATTTGGGTTTACGTCAATGGTCATAAACCATTGATTTATAAGGGAAAATAAAAATAAGCATTAGATTATTTAGCCTGAAAGTATTCATCCCAATCAAAAGCCTCTTGGACGGCAGCTGCTGTCAAACCTTTGTATTTTTTGCTGAGGTTTTTATCCTTTGCTACTACCAACAAATTTGCTTCATCTTGGTGTAGACCCTCGAGCAACTGGATAAACATCATTTCTCGGCGAGCTGTGTTTAGGTCTGGGTTGCCGATAACTGCTGGCATATTGAGATAATCTCGATTCATTTTCACATAGTTGTGGCAATTTCTCATTTCATTGCTAAGCCGAGTATGTTCTGTGCCGTCAGGTGCGTCATTAGGAATAAAGGGAACATCACCCTCAGGTACCATCCATTCGATGTTAGGATCTAAAGCGGCCTTTAAGAACATTTCTAACTGGGGTGTTCGGTACTTGCGAAGCACATCAATCTTCTTGGGTTTATCTTTAGCGTTATTTACCTTGGTACAAATCTCACTGTAAAGGGGTGTGTATGTTTCTTGCATCTCAAAAATCTCCTACATTATCTATCAATTGTGTTAGTCTATTTTCTATAAAATAGTTTAGCAACTGGGATCGTTCTCCCACTTTTGCTTTATCGTATGCCATATTTATCTCGGTTTTAAGTTCTTCTGGAATGAAGTTTAAATCAATCAGGGTTTCATTTCTTTGGTAGTTACGAATCCAAGTGTCTTTCGGACACTTAGCAAGATTATATAAATCAATAGGATCATACTTATCCATAGCTTCCAAAATTGTACCGATAATTGTTTTTCTCAAAGGTTTCTGTCTCTTATCTTCTACAAATGTATCATCAGCAGATAACACATTGGGCACACCATCACTGCGGTCACCTTTGAGAATATGTTCCTTCAAGTATGCTTTTGGATCTTTACCATTTACTAACTTTTTAGTAACTGGACTAAACTGATCTACATTGAGGTTGTGTAATTGAATAAAGTCTTTATCTGATGATAGTATTAGGTGTTTGCCGGCAGTCTTTACAGTCTTGGCAAGTGTAGCAATAATATCATCAGCTTCTGCACCATAAACATTTACTAACTTGTATGGAAAAACATTCTCAAGATCATCACGAACTTTATGTATACAATCAAAAATATTATTCCAATCAAGGCCAGTAGCAGTTCGTTCTTTCTTGCGATTGATCTTATAGTTAGGAAAATAATCACGGCGCCAGTAATGTTTACTGTCACAACAAATTACAAGTTCACCATATTCTTCGTGAAATTTTGAACGATAGTTTCTTAGTTGATTTAGTATAATATGTTGAACTAAACTGGGAGATAGTTCTTCACCTCTATGTAAAGAAACCATCACACTACCAATTGCTATCTGATTAAAATCTGTTAATATCATAATGTATACATCTAAATGTGGAGCGGGTAGAAGGAATCAAACCTTCGTCATTAGGTTGGTAACCTAAGGTAATATCATTATACGATACCCGCGATAAATGGAGCCTCTAGATGGAATCGAACCAACAACTGAACATTACAAGTGTACTGTTATACCGTTTAACTATAGAGGCTTTAACCTTCATACTATCCAGTATACTCGACATCTTCACAGAAGTCAAGGGATTCTTGTGTTTTTCTATAACCATCTTCGTCGTAGGCGTGAGCAATAGTTTTCCAAGACATTAGGTGTTCTTGGTCTTGTCCGTAAAATAAATCTAACCATACTGCGGTGTCAAGATATGTTGCTAAATTTTTAAGATAACCCTCACGTTCGTTGAGTTCTCTTTCCATAACATTTCTTTCTTTGTTTTTATCTCTGTTTTTTCTTAACAGATATTTGAGTTCTTTAACTCTATCTTTGTTATGTTTCTCCCACTCTTTAACATTTTTTAGACTGAGATAATTATCTTCAGGAAGGGCTTTGACATCTTCATGTACATTTTTATATGCCGGTGGTTTTTTGGCTGCTCGAGCCTTTGCCATCTTATCTACTTTTTGGTCTGACATACTTCACCTTGATAGTTTATATAACCCTTAGCGGTTAAGAGTTCTACTAGATCGTAGTACCTACCAATTTGGCGACCGTCAACAAAAACCAAAGGAAGTCTCCTGACTGTCTCGCCGGTTCGTTTTGATATTTCTTCTACGGATAAATCCTTAGAAAAAGTTTCTACAGAGAATCCTAAATTTACTTTATCTAAAAGTTTTAAGATTTTCAATGCAGTTTTATCAAATTTATCGTATAGGTACAACTCAATAATCATCTTTACACAGGAATACGCTTTACGTCTTGATCCTCTTGCCTCTTCCTCTCGTTCTTTGTCGCAAACTCTTTTGCTAGTTTTCTTTTGATACTAGGCTTTACAAAGTGTTCGCGTTTTCTCACTTCATTAATGATATCTTTTTTCTCTACGCTCTTTTTAAATCTACGAAATAGAGAATCAAAATTTTCATGTCTGTGTTTTCTATTAACACCCATAATATAACTCCAATTATATATTGTTTTGGCTTGGTTTTTTATGTCCGAGTTCTAAGTTTAGTTTTTTAAATTCTTCATGTGTTATGCAAGCAATCTGGTCAATACTACCCAAACCATGAAACCATTGATGAACCGAATAATGTACTTCCATAAACCTATCTGATATATCTGCTTGACATTCCTCTTGGGTTTCATAAGAAATATTATCTTGTATCCATCCGTGTGTGGGTACTGCACCCGCTAATGTTAAATTTACTAACGCCGATAAAAAGTACATGGTACAACACTCCTACTCTTTTGTCAAGAGTTTATTTTTCTGATGCCCTATTTCTAAAATCTTTCTTCTTAGCTATTTTAGTAGACCTTTCAATAGAAATGATATCATCTGGTTTTTTAATTTGTCGTCTTAACATAGAACGAACTTCGCCTGCACTTTTCGCTGGTACATAAAACATTGGCAGACCTTTTAGTTTAACTTTCCATTCCACTTCTTCTACAATATCATTCTCTTGTAGAGCTTCGGTATGTAGAGCATCTATATCCAAATCTTCTTTGGGTCCATAACCTTTTGGCGTTACATCTTTGACTACTGCCTTCTTAGCTTTAGCAGCATTAGCCATTCGTTTTGCAACTTCTGGTTTTGGATTACCTTTCTTGTCAAAGAACTTAGCAAGATGTGGGGGCAAGTTAGCTTCATCAACATCGACACCTTCTTTTAATTTACCACCCGCACCAGCAAATGCTGCTATGGCCATATTCTTTTTTTCTTCATCGGACTTGCCTTTGAACTGCGGTGCATCTGACTTTTTGAAATCGTCAATCCAAGCACCCAAACCATCAGAGACTTCTAACTTCTCTGTCACGCTCAAAAGTTTCTTTTCCTTTACAGAAACTTCAAGCATTGCATCACGCATAGTTTTTTGATATTTGGCCATATTAGTATTCTCCTTCATACTATTTATCAATTACTTTTTTTGCCATTCACATTCTCCATTATATTAACAAATTCAACTGCGTCTATTACAACCAACGGTTTGTGGTTGTTCTTTTTCATAACTACTATTGGTGTGTAGTTGCCCGCATTGGCACAGGCTTGCTCATAAGCTGCCCAGACATTTAGTTTTTCAACATTCTTACATTCTATGCTGAAGGGGAACTTCTCTCTGGCCGCACGAGCCATTACTACATCATCACCAGATGCGCCCATAGACCGTGACTCCAGGTCTTCCGGATGTATGTCTAACTTTTCTATGAGCAACGACCTCATCCATTGCTGGAGGCGTCTGCCCTTTGCCTTCGCACTACTTGTTAGCATCACGCATAGCCTGTTTGTGTTTTGGGGAACGACCGGGTATGTATGATGCTAATGCGTCATCAGGTAATACATAGAAGCTTTCACCTTCTTCATTATGATACCATTTACGACCCTTCACAGCACTTTTACCATACATACCATTCTTCTCACCAGACATAGGGTTGTTGTAGAAGTAGTTATTCTCTCCCTTAGTCCTAGGAGAACCTTGTAACCAACCCTCAGGTTCTTCGCCAGGTATACATTGTCTCTCTTTTAGTGTCTCTGGGTCATAGAACCACTTACTACCTTTTATGTTATCAGTTGACCACTCACCGGCTCTCTTACCGCACTCTTGTGATATCTCTGCCAGTATTTCTTCCTTGCCC